GATATGATACCCATAGAAATATACATGACGGTTCAGAGCCATGTGGGACTTATGATAGCGTATGTCAACATTGCCTTCTAAAAAGCAAAGCAATAACCGTAGAACAGGTTTTAGATGCAGTTAATACTGAGTGGCATAGAACGCAGAGATAACGTCTTAAAACGCTTGCACAAGCATTGTAAGGGTATTTTAACAAGGGAATGGGATAACAAGTCTATTCCAGTCATGGTAGGTAATTTACATGGTGCAGATAAGATACAAATAGCCTGTAGAGAACAAAACATACCTTATATTCTAATAGACCATGGCTACTTTCACAGGTCATCTGATTTAGAATGGGCTAGATTCTGTGTAAATAACTACCATTGCACAGATTGGCGTGTATCAGATAGAGAAACACCTAAAGTTCACGAGTATCGTAGTGGTGAAAACGTAGTTGTGTTACCTCCACCAGAAAAGATAGCTTATATTTACCAAACTTCTAATTGGTTAGACAGAACAGTAGAAGAGATTAGAAAACATACAGAAAGAAAGATTGTCATTAAGCGTAAAGGCGAAGGTGACTTTAAACAAACATTAGAAAAAGCTCATGTCATTGTGAGTTTTGGTAGTGTCGCAGATGTAGAAGCACTTATTCGTGGTGTCCCTGTCATAGGTTCACCTTATAGCCCTGCAAAACCTGTATCCAATAACATTAAAGACATAGAAAACTTAACATATTTTGACAGAACAGCATGGTTAAGCTCATTAGCTGCTAGTGAATGGCATAAAGATGAGATGGACAAGTGCTGGGATAGACTAAAAGGACAATTAGATGGCATTTACAACCTATACTAGCTTTGTAACTACAGTAGAGAGTTACTTAGCACGAACAGACTTGACAAGCGTCATACCTGACTTTATTCAGATGGCACAGTTAAGAATGAGTCGTGACTTAAGAACAGAAGCTATGTTAAAAGTAGCAACAACTACTCCTACAGATAGCAAGGTAGCATTTCCTACTGACTTCTTAGAGTTAAGAGAGATGCACTTTCAGGGTAATCCACCTATTGTCTTAGAGTTTCAATCACCTGACTTGTTCTTCCGTAATGGTCAAACATCATTATCAGGTCGTGCACACTACTTTACAATGTTAGGTACAGAGTTTCAATTTGCACCTACTCAAGACACAGATTACACCATTCAAATTTTATACTATGCTCAACCTACATTTATTTCTAGCACAACTTCTAGTAACTTGTATTTAGCATACTATCCAGACGCTTTACTTTACGCAACTCTAGCAGAAGCAGAACCATATCTTATGAATGACCCAAGGGTAGTAACATGGTCATCATTATATGATAGAGCTATTGCTAATATTAAAACAAGTGACTTAGGTAAAACATACGCATACACCACATTAAACGTAACACCAAGATAGTATGGAATATAAACTTTGTGCTAGTTGCAAAGTAAATCAGCCTACAAGTAATTTTAGGTGGGCAAAGACTCGTTTTGAGTCATGGTGTAAAGAATGTAAAAGTAAGCATAGAAAAACATATTATCAAGAAAATAAAGAGAAAGAAAAGTTAAGAGCTAAACATCATCACAATAATACTTATGCTGAAAAACGTGAGCATAAAATACAATACGCTAAAGAATGGGTTAAGAATAACCCTGAAAAATATAAAGTAAATGCTAAAAGATGTTATGAAAAAACTAAAATACAAAGGTTTGCATATCAAGCATTAGCAAGAGCTAAAAGAAGAAATGCAGTACCTACATGGTTTGATACCATTAAAGAAGATGTGCAAAAGATATACATAGAAGCTAGAACTAAGACATTGGAAACAGGAATACCTCACGAGGTTGACCATATTATTCCTTTGGTAAGTGATTATGTATGTGGATTGCACGTTCCCAATAACTTACGTGTCATAACTAGATACGAAAACAGAAGTAAACAAAATAAATTACAAGGAGTATTTTAAATGGCTGAAATGTCAAATTTTTTGGAAAATGCGTTACTAAATGCTACTCTAAACGCAACAACATACACAGCACCGGCAACAGTATACGTATCACTATGGACTTCAGACCCTACAGACGCAGGTAGTGGTACAGAAGTTAGCACATCTGGTACTGGATACGCTAGAACAGCAGTATCATTTGCAACAGCATCTGGTACATCTGGTAACGTATTAAATGATGCAGACGTTACTTTTCCAACAGCAACAGCTTCATGGGGTGTAGTAGGTTGGATTGGTATTAATGATGCTATAACATCAGGTAACTTACTTTACCATACGGCACTGGATACTTCTAAAACAATTGACTCTGGTGACATCTTTAAGATTTCAACAGGCAACCTTTCAGTTACATTAGCTTAAGGATAAACCATGGCGTTAGTCGTCAAGGATAGAGTCCAAGAGACTTCTACTACTACAGGCACAGGCACGTTTACGCTTACTGGTGCAGTATCTGGCTTTCAGTCATTCTCTGTTATAGGTGATGGTAATACTACTTACTACGCTATTGTATTAGGTTCAGAATGGGAAGTAGGTCTAGGTACTTATACATCTTCAGGCACTCTTTTATCTCGTGATACTATATTAGAGTCTAGCAATAGTGGAAGTGCAGTAAACTTTAGTGCAGGCACAAAGAATGTATTTGTAACTTATCCTGCAGAAAAAAGTTTATATTTAGACGGAAACAATAATGCTATTGGATTAGGCACTGTAGCTGCAACAACAACACTTACAAATGCTACTGGACTTCCTTTATCTACAGGTGTAACAGGAACTTTACCAGTTGTTAATGGTGGAACAGGTCAAACATCTTATACTAATGGTCAATTACTTGTTGGTAATACAACTGGTAATACATTAGCTAAAGCTACTCTTACTGCTGGAACTGGTATATCAGTTACTAATGGTGCAGGTTCTATTACAATAGCAAATAGTGCTCCTTCAATTGCTTGGCAATCTGTTCAAACAGCAAACTTTACAGCAACCGCAGGTAGTGGTTACCCTGTAAATACAACTTCAGGTGCTATTACTGTTACGCTTCCAGCATCACCTACAGCAGGAGATGCAATTACATTAACAGATTACGCTAGTAAATGGGCTACAAACAATGTAACTGTAGCAGTTAATGGCAATAAATTAAATGGCGTTACTGTTAATGCAATATTAGCAACTAACAGACAATCTATGTCTTTAGTTTATATTGATGCAACTCAAGGATGGATTGCTTATAGCGGTTTTCTTGATAGTATTCCTTCACAAACTTATAGTGCATCTTATTTAGTAGTTGCTGGTGGTGCATCAGGTGGTGGTTTTGCTTTCGCTGGTGGCGGGGGGGCTGGTGGATTATTAGCTGGAACTGTTACTTTATCTAGTGGAACAACTTACACTACAACCATTGGTGGCGGCGGTGCTTCCGTTTCTGGTCAAGCTGTATCTGGAGTAAGCGGTTCAAATTCTGTGTTAAGTGGAACAGGCATTACAACTGTAACTTCTATTGGTGGTGGTGGTGGTGGTGGTGGATATAGTACTCCAGGTCCTCCAAATGGTAATGGATTAAATGGAGGTTCAGGAGGTGGAACATCTGGTTATCCTGGAAGAACTGCTGGAACTGGAACTGTAGGTCAAGGTAATAATGGTGGCGGTGGTGGACAATATGGTGCAGGAGGAGGCGGTGGTGCAGGAGCAGTAGGTGGCAATGGAACTGCTGCAGCAGGCGGAGCAGGTGGTGCAGGTTCTGCATCTTCTATTACAGGTTCTTCTGTTACACGAGCAGGTGGTGGCGGGGGGGCTGGGTATACTGGTGCAGCTGGTGCAGGAGGTTCAGGTGGTGGCGGTGCTGGAGCTGCTTCTCTTGCAAATGGAACATCAGGCACAGTTAATACTGGTGGTGGTGGTGGTGGAGTTTCTGGTAGTCCTGTAGCTACATCAGGTGCAGGTGGTTCAGGTGTTGTAATTTTATCAGTTCCAACATCAAACTATACAGGAACAACAACAGGAAGCCCAACTGTTACAACATCAGGTTCTAATACTATATTAACATTTACTGCTTCAGGAACTTATGTAGCTTAATAGTGTATAATATATGCTATGAATAAATTTATAGCATTAAGTGGATTACCTCGTTCTGGTTCTACATTATTATCATCTATTCTTTCACAGAATCCTGATATTCATGCTGAAGGCAATAGTGCTGTATGTCAATTAATGTGGGATATGCAACAGTCTTGTCATGGAAATGCTCAAGAACAGTTATTAGCTAATAATAGACATGATACAGTTAAAGATTTAATTACATCTATATCAAGCATTTATTATAAAGATGTAAAAGCATCAATTATTATTGACAAATGCAGGTCATGGACTTTGCCAGATAACATGAATATGTTATATAAATATGTTGATAGCAACCCTAAAGTTATTGTTTTAGAAAGACCTATTCTTGACATTGTAAAATCTTTTATTAGTTTAAGAAAACAAAATAATTGGCAAGGAAATTTAGAAGAAGGGCTATTAGATGCTTGGTCTGAACCTATTATGCGTTCTTATGAAGGTGTAAAGTGGGTTAAAGCTAACAATAATGGTGAGTTTTTATTTATACAGTATGACGACCTGGCACATAATACTAAGTCTACAATAAATAAAATATATGAATTTTGTGAGTTAGAGTCTTTTGAACATGACTTTAATAACATAGTAAATAAGCATCCTGAGAATGATAAAGTTTACGGAATGATAGGTCAGCATGATATAAGACCTACTATAGCTAAAAGAGATTTAGATGTAACTTTGTCTGATGCAATCATTAAAAGATGCAAAGAACTAGAGTTATGAAAATACTTATTATGGGTTTACCGGGTGCTGGTAAAACAACACTAGCAAAAGAGTTAAGTAAAGAAATTAATGCTATTCATTTAAACGCAGATGAAATGCGAAATAAAGTTTGGACTGACCTAACTTTTAAATATACAGATAGATTAATAATGGCACAAAGAATGGGTGCATTATCTGATGTGTTAATTAATCAAGGCTATAATGTTATTGCAGATTTTGTTTGCCCTACAGAACAAACCAGACAGGCGTTTGGTAGTGCTTTTATAGTATGGGTAAATAGAATTGAAAACAGCAGATTTGATGATACTAATAATTTGTTTGAAAAGCCTAAACAAGTAGATATTGAAATAAATTATGGATTAACAATAAATGAACAAGTCAATATGATTGTAAGGAAAATACATGTCGCATTTTGCTAAAGTAGTAGATGGTAAAGTTACGCAAGTTATCGTAGCTGAAAAAGAGTTTTTTGATACATTTGTAGATTCAAGTCCGGGCAATTGGATTCAAACATCCTACAATACATTTGGTAATCAACATCCAGAAGGCAGACCTTTAAGAGGTAATTACGCTGGTATTGGTTACAACTATGACGCTACTAATGACGTATTCTACGCACCACAACCATTTCCATCATGGACACTAAACAATACAACATGGACATGGGAAGCACCTGTAGCTATGCCTACAGACGGTAAAAAATACAAATGGAATGAATCCATTACTAACTGGGAAGAAGTAACACTTTAAGGAGCAATAAATGTTTGGAATAGCTAGTTTTTCCCAAGCTCCCTTTAGTTCGTTAGCAGGAAGATTTGTAGAGGCTGCAGCACAGATTACTGCAGACGCAACCGTAAGTGCATCAGGAACACGCTTTAGAACATCTGCAGCAAGCATTACAGCTACTGCAACCATCACAGTTACTACAAGTGGTGCATTAGTATTTGGCACAGCATCTATAAATGGCTTTGCAGACTTATCTGCTGTAGCTACAAGAACACAATTTGGTAGTGGTGCAATATT